GCTTGAAATTTGGGGCTTGGCGTATTTGCACATGGCTAAATTTTAGTCAAATTTAAGGCGAAAAAATATAGACTTCTTGCACTAGAATGCCTATAAAATAGGCTTTTTGGTGCTATTAGAATTTACTCCGTTGGAGTTTGAAACGAAGAAGCCGTCAATTATGCTTCATATTCTACAATTAATTAGAATTTACTCCGTTGGAGTTTGAAACTTACGGTTTTCAAGCCTTAAGCCCCTAAAAATCAGCGTTTCAAGCGTTGTTGCTTTTTACTGTGCCTTGATTTGTGCCCTGATGTTAAAAAATACATTGTTGATGGAGCGTATTTTTTCAGGCGTGATCTCGGCTTTGTAGTAGTGCTTGTCGCTGATTTGGCTTGAGTGCCCTGCTAGCTCTGCGACCAAATCTTTGTTTACGCCCGAATTGCGCAAAAGCGAAACGAACGTGTGCCGTGTCGCATACAACGTTTTGTATTTGACCCCTATTCTTTCAAGCAAAGGCTTGAAATACATCCTTGTCAAGCTCCCGCCCTCCTTGAACGGCTCGCCTTTTCTTGTCGGGAATAGCCACTCGCTCTTGCTATCGTAGCCCTCTAACATATCGGCCAGATATTCAGGGATTACGGCTATTCTATCGTGATTTTTTGTGGCCCCGCCGGTGCTTACTTCGCCTCTTACGATCGCGCGCCGCACAAAGATGATATTTCGCTCTAGGTCAATGTCCTCCCATTTTAGGGCGATTAGCTCACCAGTGCGTAGCCCCGTCGTGAATGCTATGTGCAAAAATACACCAAACCACCCCGTAGCCGATCGTAAAATCTTGCTCATTTCGTCGATCGTGTATGGCTCTTTTTTGTTGATTGTGATGCGGAAGTTATCGACCGACGCGCAAGGGTTTTTCGGTATAATATCATTTAGCACGGCTTTATTAAGGGCGAAATTTAACAAAGTTTTCGCCCTGCGCACCGTAACCGTTGAGTATTTTTCCAATAGCACATTTTGCCATTTTTCAATATCAATAGGCTTTATGTCCGCCATATTGAATTTGGCAAAATATGGCGCAATAAGCCGTTTTGTCTTTGAAATATACTCGTTTTGGGTGGTTTCGCTTCGCTTGTGTTTGGATAGCTCTAGCATTTCAAGCAGAAATGCCTCAATGCTCAAATTAGCTTCTTTGGCCTTTTCTTTTTCGTCAATTTTCTGTAAAAGAACGCTCCAATAATTGCGCGCTATCCAGCGCAGGTTTTCGCTAGTCGCGCTTTTATTAGTGGAAAATCTGTACCTTATTTTGTTTATCGTGCCAAAAACGTAAATGACGTTATTGCGCACTTTAAACCCGCCGCTATTTTTCATTGTATCTCCTTAAAATTTTAAGGGCGGCAGTTTGAGACAACATTATTTTACCGTTTTCTAGCCAAAATTCTACCTGCGGCTCTAAATTTGACTTGACATATGCCGTGATCGTTTGGCGACTTTTGCCCGAGACATCGCAAACATAAGATAGCGGCACGCATTTTGGCAGGAGCAAAAAAACAGTATTTTTCATCTCAAGGATTAAATTTTTAAGCTCCAAAAACTCGCTCATTTTTTATCCTTTATATAATTTTTTAAATCTCGCAAAGCATGCCGTAAATAGCGGACGTCACATTTAAATAAAAGAGCTTGTATTCGCTCGACTAAGCTCATCTTTTCATTGTGAGCCTCGCAAAACGCCTCTAGGCTTGCAAAGGCTGCTAAATGTTTTTCTCTTTCTGGGCTACTCATCTAGTAACTCCTTATTCTCATAAATATTGCCTATAACTTCTCCATATTCAAACATTCCACCAACGCTCCCCCACGTTCTACCGCTCCGACTAAGCGCAACAAAAGCACCGTCTTCAAAAGTTACTACTTGAATTAGCGTATCATCAGGGACGTCTTCAGGCTCTAAATTTTTTAGAAGCTCATCTCTGTCAAGCTTTAAAATGTAGCCGTCATAAATTTCTTTACCATTCTTGTCCTTTTCGCCAGTATATTGAACAAGTGCGATCTCGTCATTTAGTTCATATTCCCATGTATTGCCGTCATCATCTTCAATTTCTACTATTTGGTCTTTAAAATTTATGCTTGCGACGTCCCATAATTTACCTGCCCTAAGATCTATTTCAAGAGGATGGCTATCCTCATCAGTCAAATCATAAACATAAGCCTTAAATTTAATATCTTTCATCTTTATATCCTTTATTTTTCAAATGCTTCAATGACTTCAAACAGTATATACTCTATACTAGCAGTGTATGGCTTACTCATTAACTGCCTTATATCCTCTTCAAATACCAAGAGGCAATCTTTTTTAAACTTAGCGATAACACTCGCACATCCGTCAAGAGAATATCTATCTACTGAATAATCTACTATATCAGCAAACTTATTTAGATGCTCTTTGCAAAAAATAGATATAGTAAGGCTCTTTATTACTTGACCTGCCTTAACATATTGAATAGGCGTTATCTTTCCATTATGCATTAAGTAGTTTTCTATTGTTAGTTTCATTGTCAATCCTTTTAAATATTTTCAATATAAAAATAAGCCAGTGTTTGGCTATCCTCTGCCTCTTTGCGGTATTTTGTATCACAACTCTTGTTTGATATATACGCTATCTTGTCTTTGTTTGCCGCATAAAAATCAGCCAGTATCGGAGCTAGCCTTTGCCCTTTGCGCTCGTGTGGTGCTAAGCGCAAATAAAGCAGATCACACGCTAATTGTGGCGCTGTCGTGCTAAAGTTTTGCCTGGCAATGCTTGCCTTGTTATCCAAAGCGTTTATTTGGGTTTCTATCCGCCTTTTAAAGGCGTGATAGTGTCCGACTATCGGCGTCATCGCCTCGATCAACTCGTTGATAAATTTGCTCGCTTTTTTGTTTATAAATAATCCTAGCTTCTCAGTGCTATCCATTTGCAAAAAGCTATACGCCATTACAAAAATGGCTGCGTCTTTTAGCTCAGCTGTTGTCATCGCTCACTCCATTTAGATTTTTGCCTTTTAGTATTTGTAGCACGTCTTGCTTTGAAAATTTAGAGCTAGAGCTTAGTTCAATTTTGCTAAGCCAGTAGCGATCTAGTTTTTCGCAGTAGTATTTCATCGCACTTTCAAAGTTTAACCGCTGTGGTAGTGGCACGCCTATCTTAAACGTGCCTTTTACTATCATCATCTTATCTTTTGCACTCATAATCGCTTCGCCGTAGGTCATCACATAGCCTTTAACTCATCGATATTAAAGAGCTGTTTTAGTATCTCAACGCTATAAGTATTAATTCTGCCATATCGTGGATCTATTACCGCTCCCATAAATGCCCCTTGCTCGATGCTTAGTCTCTTAGCCTTTTTGCCTAAGCTTGGGATGTGATAGCCTTTTTGGCTAATGCCGTATAAATTCATAAAGGCGATGATCGTCATGTAGTTGTCGTTGTTTAGCAAGCGATTTACATTGTGTCTTACTTTTAGCTGCTCTTTATGAATTTCATCGGTTTTGTTTTCTAAGGCGTAGATTTTTTTATCTTGCTCTTTTAAATAGTTTAACTGCAACTGCATATAATCTAGTTGGTTAATCGGCGTTGCTTTATTTTGATAGGCTTTTTCTACCTCTATAAAATAGCGTCTTACTTTCTTGCCTATATCGTTTCGCTCTAACATCGCGATCTCTTTTGCGATGTCGGTCGATAGTATGTATTCGATCAGCGGCTTATTATTTCCGTTTTCATTTTTTTGTGAAAACGTGATGTAGTCGGTATTTTCTACAGCATCTACTTCATTAAGTCTGGTTTTTATCCAATCTGCAAATTGCCTTTTGCTCTCAAGCACAGCATGCAAATCTCTAGCATTGACTGAATTAACTTCAGCGCCATTTATTAACGTTGGTCTAATAACGATTAACTCGTCCATTGTTTTATCCTTTATATGAAATTTCTCATTTACAAAGTAGTTGTCATTGTTTAGATAAGCCATAACAGCTCCGACCTTTGTGTATAGCTCGGTCGTTACCGCTTCTAGGTCTTTTTGTATATGGCTTAAGTAAATTGTTGTTTGCTCGGTAGTGGGGGCTTTCATTTTTGCCCCCTTGTAAGAAATATCCAAATGCAAGTAGCGAAAAAGGCTACAACCATTATGACATCGGTAAAATCTACTGACATTTTTGCTCCTTAGGGTATAATGTCAAAAGGCATCAGATTAAAGATTTTCTTTGTCCCCTTTCGGGGAGTGGATTAAATCCACCCAAAAATTCGCAAAATCCAATAAAGGATCTGCAAAATCAGACACAGAAGTTGCAACAATCTTGTCATCTGATGCTCCTTTGATTTATTTCAAAACGTATTTAATCCGTTTTGATAGAAGCATTATACAAAAATTATACGTTATTTGTCAATAGTTTTAAGTATTTTATTTGTGTTTATGGATAAAATAAGCGTAAAATATACGCCTATTTTGAAAGTTCTTTTATGATAATAGAGAGTGTATCAAGAGTTTTTAACTTGTTTCTTAGCTCTAAATTCTCAAGATAAAGCAATAAAGCTTTATTCATCGTTGCTGAAATATTGTCTGTTCTAGCGGCTTTACTTACGGCTTCTTCACCATACCCTATCGCTTCGCCTAGCTGTTTGTAAGTTAAATTTAGTTCCTTACAAGTAGCTTTGATTAAATTTTCGCTCATTTTGTGTCCTTTTTTAGGGCGATTTTAGCCTATCGCCCCTTAAAATGGTATTTCATCGGAGTAACCGACGTCGTCGCTATCAATATCAGGATAGCGTGGCTCAGGTGCTGTTTGTGGATTAGTATTCGCTTTTTGTTGTGGGCGTTGATTTGCATATCCGCCTTGTTGATAGCCTTGATTGCCTTGTGCTGAGCCTAGCATTTCCATACTCTCAACGGCGATAGAGTGTTTTGAGCGGTTTTGTCCGTTATTGTCTTGCCATTGCTCAAACTTCAAATATCCCTCAACGGCTAGCTTTGAGCCTTTGGCTAGATATTGGTTGGCTATCTCTGCTTGCTTGCCAAAAAACGTGAGATCAATAAAGCACGTTTCCTCTCTTTTTTCACCATTTAGTGTGTATTTGCGAGTTACGGCGATGGCAGTTTTGCCTATCGCCATTTGGCTTTGCGTGTAGCGCAAATCAATATCCCTTACTAATCTACCCAATAATATAACTTTGTTCATCTATGAGCTCCTTATAAATTTTTCTATGATATATTTTTAAAATTTGGTTTTTAGAAATAGGCATAATTTTAGCCACAGAGTAAGCGCTAGCCCCTTGCTGTTGTAATGTAAGGATTGTTTTGATCTGGTCTGGCGTCAGCTTTCTTTTTGCTTTGCCATTTTTTGAGGCAGTGGCTCTGCCTATTTCTGATCTGTTCCATTTGTCAAGACGAATAGCTGACATTCTTATGCTTTTTTCACTCGCTTTGGCAAGCCCAACTTTATAAGAATGGATTATGTTTTCTTTGGCAGTCACCCACTCTAAATTTTCAAGCCGATTATCGGTTTTCACGCCATTTTTATGGTTTATTTGTGGCCTACGATCAGGGTTTGCCAAAAAGGCTTCACAGACCAACCTATGGACGGATTTTTTACTTTGTTTGCCATTTTTGTGTAAACTAACATAATCATATCCATTGTTATCAGTTACCTTTTTAAGCCGTAGCCCTTGATGGTTTGGGCTATATTTGTTGGCCTTGGGGTGGCTAAAAACCATCCCATCATCGGTAATAGAATAAAGACCCTCATACCCAATAACTGGTTTTATTTTCATAGTACACCCCCACGAGCCAAATGTCCTATCATTATTACTTTGTTCATTGTTTTATCCTTTATGTAGTCGTGTTTTTTCAACTGTCAAATAAAACTTGACAGTTGGGTTATTTCATCTCTTTTAGGTAGTTTGCTTCGTGGTGGTTCTCGCTCATAAGCCGTTCAATAAAGGCAATATGGCTCAAAACCTCCTCGTTGTTTAATTTCGTGTAGCTTAGAGGCTTACCCTCTTTGTCTTTTGGGTAGTCTGTATCAAGACGTTTTAGCACCTGCTTGAGTGTGTCAAACGCCAAATAAAAAGGGCGTATCGCTACGTGGAGCTCTCTAATCTCTAAGTAACGCAACGCCCAAAGCTCTTTTAAAACGACGCCGTGCATAAAACGGCTAAACTCGTTTCTAATTCTCACACTCTAACCGCCCAACTAGAGCTTTCAGGGCGGATAAACTCGCTTGGCACGTCGTAGCCCATGTGTTCGCAGTAGCCCTTATAGTCAGGTTGTGCTTTGCGGTTGATCTTATACACGCTCAGCCCAAAGTGTGCCTGCTCTCTGCCGTCCGCTTTCTCGATAGCTTTGGCTTTTAGCTCGGCTATCTTTGCTTCTAGCTCGCTTTTTTGTGCGTTTAGTTCGCTTAGTTCGCTTGCAAGCTCCAGCCACTCATTATTTGCCTCGTCATCTTGCAAGTATTGCGCCTCAAAAGCGTTCCAAGCGTTTTTTAGCTCATTAATCGCTTTTTTGTTTGGCAGCACTTCACAAGTGACCGCTTCAAGCTCAAACTCATCATTTAGGTGTCCGACGGCAAAGATACACTTTTTAGCTTCACTTACGTATAGTTGGTGCTGGACTTGATAGTAGTATTTTTTACTAGGCACTCCGCACTCTTTTACTTGCTTATACTCACTCTCACTAAATTTTATCTCGCAGATCACGTCCGCCATAATATCTAGCCCATCAAGACTTGCCGAAAATCTTGTGTCCTCGTCGCTTTGCATTACGACTGGCAAAAAATCATAGTGCATTGTTTTGTTTAGCCATGCTCTAAGGTCAGGCTCGTAGTTTTTGCCATTTTTCATAGCTTGATTTTCAAAAACGACTTTTTGCCCTTTCTTGATTTTGGCTAATACATAGGGCTTATTAAACCCCACGCCCATAACGTCGCCAGCCTCACTAGCGTTAAATTTGCTCCTGCGGTACTCTAGCCACTCAGGTGTGTTTTGCTCAATATTAATAAACATTGTTTGCTCCTTACGCCGTTTTCTTGCTTTCGGCTTTTATTTTTTCAAGCTTGGTTAGCAGTGCCGCTTTTGCCTTATCGTAAGGCACTTGTGAAAAAGACTTAACCTTGTAATATGCCGTTAGCTTCTCTATGTCCGAGTGTGTAACCTCGCAAAGTTGAGTTAGATCGCTTAGTTGCTCTGGCGTCATATAGGCAACTTTGCTTTTTTGCCCCTCTTTTGGCTCGTCAGCGTGTGTGTTTGTAGCGTCGGCGTCTTTTGTGTCATCAATCGCAAATAAGCCGTTTAAAGCGTATTTTCTAGCATAGCTTGAGGCGGATCCAGTTATTTGTGCCTCGTCCATACCTTTTTTTGTTTCGGCTTCTCTTGCGTAGGCACTTACGCTTATTTCGCCTTTTTCGCATATAAATTTAGCTGTAGCTTTTATGTATATGCGGTTGGCGACAAGCATTATTTCATCACTTAGGAGCGTGCAAAAGCTATGTTTCGCCTCAAGCTCTTTTAGCGCCTCAAGTATATCCTCACAAGAGCGGTACTTGTAGCCGCCAAATTTATTTTCTTGCGTTTTAGGGGCTTTTAGCTCCGTTTGCACCTTATTTAATAGCTCTATTACTTCTTTATCCATTTTTTAACCTTTCTAATATTTTTTGAAATTCTCCCCAAGTCATATTTGGCTCGCCATAAAACTCAACAAGCCTCATCAGAATATAAGAGCGCATCTCTTTCTGCCTCCTCTCGTAGTTTTTTAAGTGTTTGTTTGTAGGTAGTTGTATAGCTTAAGACCGCCTCGTTGCTCATTTCAGCTTCAACGCATAGTACATAGACAAGTGCGGCGTAGGCGAAAAAGTCTTTTTTACAATGCTCGATTAAAAGATCAACTATTTCTCCGCTGTTTTCGCCAAGGGCATTTTTAAAGGTGTAACGATAGCTGTTATATACAGCTTTAATGTCAGTTATTAGCTCATCGTATTCTTTGTTTAAATTTATGTGCGCCACGTCGCTTTCGGCACACGCTAAGTCATAGCTCAAACTCATTTTAACCCCTTTTGATATTTAGATAGGCGATATTCTTTATCTCGCCACCATTGCTGAAAATCACTCTAAAAAACTTGATTAGCTTTTTCATTTTTGTAGTTCCTTGTATCTCTTTGGCACTTTTGGCAAATACGCAGCGCGGTATATATGTCCTAAGCCTGCACTTTGTCCTAGCTCTCTTTGCTCATAGCACTCTTTCATCTCACAAAGTCCAGCATCAACTAAATCAGCGTGGAGATTGTCAGTCTTAACTTTTACATCAAACGCAGCGTCGCCCAAACGATTACTTATCCTTGCTCTTTGTGAGCGAGTGACGTCTTTAAAACTTACGTTGGCGTATTTGGCACTTAATTTCTCATAGTCTTTTTTAGCTTTGATAAGCGCTTTTAGGCTCTCTAAAGCTTGCTCTAGGTCATTAATGTTTTGCATAACAGCTCCTTTTTCTAATAGAAACCTTGCTCGCCACCGCCGACTAGATGTTAAAAATTAAATTAGCTTGCAAAAGCAACTTTAAAGGAAAATTTTTTATATGAAAAATGTTAGCAGGCTTTCGCCTACTCCAAGCAAGCAAGGCTTTTATTAGAAAAAGTGGTGTTTTTCGTTTTATTAATAACCCTGTGAAAAACTATCCTAAATCAGGGCTAATACCGAATAGCGACGTTTCGGCTCGCTATATCCGCTTCAGTGACGAATCAGTGCTTAAATTCGCACTTGTCGAACAGCTCGGTCTGCTTCGCGTTCAGATCTTCCATGATCTTCTGGTACTCTTCGAGTTTCTGGACGTCCATGCTCATCGGGTCCGCCTTCAGGACACCCGAGTTGTCAGCAGCGGCACGCCATCCGGCCGCAACCTGATCGACGGACTCTTTAATCTCCTTGTTGGTGATCTTCTTGGAGGCCTCTTCGTAGGTGGTGGCAAACGTGGTGTAGGTGTCAGCGAGGCTGGTAGCGTCACCATTCTGTGCTGAATTCGCGAGGGCGAGGCCCGCGTCGTTGAGAGGCTTCTCGAGCAGCTTGCAGGCGTCAGCTTTCGACTGGGACCCGCAGGCAGCCATGCTGAGGGGGAGAAGGGTCACGAGGATTGCGGCGGCGATGCGGCGCTTCATTTGATTGCTCCTTGGTGTGTTAAAAAATGGATGCTCTCCGAGCCTATCGGCCTCCGAGAACCTGACTCAACGGTCACAGCATGACTCTGCTCACGTATTGGAAGGCTAGACCATGCAGACACGCACAAACCGACGCCTACAAGTCGGCCTCCAGCTCCATCTCGAACGCTGACGTGAAGAACGCCGTCGATGATCTCGCCAAGGACGCTCAGGCCGTGACCGACCAGATCAAGGCCGTCTACGTCGAGAACGACCTCAGCAAGATCGCCGAATACACGAACGCGATCCAGAACATGAGCTCGCACCAGGAGACGCTCACCAACCTGTGCAACGTGGGCAAGTGAGCAACCACTGACTCATGAGCAACGCAGGAGGGGCGG